TTTCATTTGTGTCTCCTTCTAGGTTGAAGAAACTGCCGTCTTTGTCTCCCAGAGTTGTAAAGCTGATATGAAAATGCGACTTGTGAGGGTTCGGGCCTCTGTATTTTCTACGCTTCCAATTCAGAGTCGAGCTCATAATTTTGCCGTCGAAAATAATGTATTTGATTCGCTTATCGCCTCGCTTGGCGCACTTGCGAATCTTTTCAACTAACGCGTAAGCCTCTTCCTTGTGGGCTGAGAGGTCGGCGTCAATATCTAAAGCTCTAACAATTCCGTCTCTTGGAATATGGTCAGAAGATGAGTTATTAGCGTAGTGCCGAGCGTCAGCAATCCAACCATCACTCCGACGATCGCGGTCGGGATAATCGTCGTCAATTTGATTTCTGAGTTGCTGTCCGGCTTTACAAAGTTTAGCCATTATGAAAGAAGGAGTTTGGCTTCTTCTTCGGTAATGCCTAGACGATTCAATAAATCTTCTCGTCGGGCCTTGGCAGCCGCTTCTTTTTCTTTCAATTCCAATGCGGCTAATTCATCAAGTTCGCGCTGAGCAATTTCCTCAGCGGTTGCGTTTCGCTCGATGATTTCTCCAGTTTCGACATTGTGTTCAGTAATTTTCATTAGTTCACTCCGTATAAAATATAGTTGCCACTTGTAAAATTACCTGTTGAGGTAAATAGATCGATTCTCGTAATTGCGGCGGTGATATTGCTGTGTAAAGTTACTACTCGGACGTTTACGTTTGTCGCTGTCGTTGCGTTCGTTGAATTTCCAACAATTCTCCCAACTTTACGAGTAGATGTATTCGCATAATCAAATAAATCGACGATTGCTAATCCGTCGGCAACTGTGTCATCTTGTGTCGATAAAACACTCCAAAAATTAGCATTGAAGGACAAGTTGGTGGCATTTGTTTCTTGTCCCAAATAAACTTGAGTTGTTTCGTTATTTATGCGCATATTCAAAGAGGTGGAATCGGTAGCTGGTAAATAATCTCTGACGACTAATTGTAGATTTTTATAGCTTCCGCTAATACTGCTTAGAGTCACACTTGCTCCGGATAACGATCCACTTGCCAATTCGGTCATTCCGCCTGTTGCGATAGTTGCCCAAGCAGGAACGCCACTTGAAACAGTCAAAAGTTGGCCGTTTGTTCCAATTCCTAGTCTTGTGTTTGTGTTGGCTGTCGCAGATCGATATTCAATATCGCCGAGAGTGGTCGAGGGATTTAGATTTTTTGTCGTTGTATCGATTGAGCTTCCAAGCGTACGGATAGCCGCCGCGCCATCTTTGACAAGGTCGGTGTCGTCTGGCGTTTCCCAGCCGAAGTTCGTCGTATTAGCCATTAGTTTGTTCTCCTTCTAGGCGACTATTGTAGCGTTGAGCCAGTCCAATGTGGGCGAAATGGTATTCCAAGTTTCAACCGCTGGAACGTTATTCCAACGGAACGCCTGAAGCGAGTAAGCCACAGGCGATAGATATAACGTCAGCTCTAGACGATTGAGCGAGGCCGTCCAAGTCCAACCCTCGACGAATCCCTGAAACTCGCCGTCGGTCATATTGGCCGGAAGGTTGATAATGTTCAGCGGTAGACCCATAAAGACGTTGAGAAGGCTATCTCGGTCGGTGTCATCGATTTCAGAGTTGCCGATTTGGAAAGTTATTTGCTTCATCTCAAATTGAGGATAGGCGCGGATTCCAAGATAGAAGGCGGCTTGGGCCTCAGCGTCAGCTTGATGGCGAAGGCTGGTCGTTACTGTGGAGGCTAATTGACCGAATAGGGTGATTGAGTCTGGGTCCGAATCGGTAACGCTCGAGGCTCCAGTTGCGCCGTATGCGATAGTAATGGCATTTCGAACGTCACCGGCGCGCTTGACGATAGACAAGTTCGGGCCGATGGCGTGATTGCCATCGAGATCGACGTATCCGTTAGTGGCAAGGTATTCGCCTCGATGAGTTGAGTCTGCGTACCCGATGCGGCCCTGTGCGTCCTCGTAAAGATACCCAAGACCAGAAGTCGCAGTAAATGAGGCAATGTTATAAATGGTGTCATTGAGGTCAGTCTGCGAATGAAGCTCGTAGTCGCCGGGTTGGTCAATTTCGCCAAGACCAGAGTTCTCAGCATTGGCCCAAGTCGTCGTAGCGTCATAAGTTGCCCAAGTCGTCGCCGCTGGGACGTCTTGCCAAGTGTTGAAAAGTAAAGCTGAAAGAAGGTTGTAAATGCGAGTGCCATCGAACTCGTGAGGTAGGTTGCCTGTATAAACCGCCCGAGCCAACCGAGCTAATGATCCGACTGCGATAATCTGAACGACTTGGCTCATTCCAATAGTTCCAGAGCTTCGAACTGTGACGCTAATGTCCGTCAGATTGCCACCGAATAGACTGACATAATCGCCATTGGAATCTTGAACCTCGACTGTAATAGGGTCGTTGATTTGATAAGGGATTGACGATTCAGCCGTTTCGATAAATGTGAGATTCGCATAACCGGCCACCGGTTGCGAGTAAATATCTGTGCGGCCAGATGTGACAGTTAGTCCGCTCAAAGTTGCGTCGGTGACTGTGTAGCCATTGACTCTGATGCGATAAATGGGACTCCAGGCCGTCATTGAACTTGAGCCGTCCCTCTAAGACCGCCTCCGCCTCCGCCGTTGCGAGAGTTGGATTCGTTCAACGCCTCGACGACTGCTCGGCTAAATCCTTCGCGATCGACGACAGAAGGAGCATTGACGTTGATGATGACGTTGCCTACTTCGTCGGCTTTTCTTACGCCAGCGACGTTGAAGCTTCCGGGTGGAAGATTCTTCAAGAAATTGGCTTCGCTGACTTGTTCAATCAAAGTCATTCCAGAAGTTGTGCCGCTAGTAGTTCTTGAGCTTGTGCCTGTACCTGTGCCAGCTCCGGTTCCAGTCAGCGATCCTGTGCCAATTATGCCGGTGATTCCAGTTGTGCCAGAAGTACCAGTTCCAGTCGTTGAGCCAGATGGTCTAAATCCGCTAGGTAGCGAACTCGTTGGAACTGTATTCGAGCCAATATTGGAAATGTTTGTGTCGTATTTATTAGCAAGTGCGTTAGCGGCTGAAAGAACTCCTGCGGCTAATGCGGCCGCGCCTACTCCAAGAAGTGGATTGAGAGCGAACGCTTGAGCGACGCCAGCAATAATGGCTGAAGCTTTGAGAGCGTTATACGCAGTTATCAGACCTTTGATGAGTGCGATAATCGCAGTTACACCAGCGGCGATTTTATTGACTGTGAAGACTGCGGCCATAACGCCAGCGAGAATCAAAATCTCATCCTTGAGATCGACGACTGTATCAATAAAGCCGCGAACTCTGTTACCCCATTCTAAAGCGGTCTGTTGAGTCTCTGTCAGCGATTCATCTAATCCGCCTTGACCAGTCAGCCCAGCAATAAATGAATCTAGGGCTGGAATAAAGTTTTCAAGAATCCAAGCGGTCAATTCTTGGACGACTGGAAGCAATGCCGCGCCGATGGATTCTTTTGCTTCATCTAAAGCGATTTTGACTCGGGCCATTTGATTTTCTGTGCTGAGAGCTTCATTCTCAGCGAAGTTGCCGAATGTGCTAGTTAGCTCTTTGAAGATAAGATCGAAGTCTTTGCTTTTCAGAATGTTCGCATCAATACCTAAACCAAGACGACCCAATGAGGCGGCGTTACCATCGTAAGCCTTACCGAGAGCCATTGAAATTGTCTCGAGAGGTTTGCCAGTTGCGGCACTAATGTCAAGAGCAAGATTCAATAATTGCGTAGCATCTTCAACGTCTTTCGTGGATCGTACTAAACGCGCAAATGCTGGGCGAAGCTCGTCATCGGTGACACCGATTGAGAGTGACGTTTTAGTTATGTAATCTTCAACCGCCGCGACTTGTGCTTTTGTAGCATTTGTCGAGTTTTCGATTGTAAGTGCTAATTGTCTTTGTGCCGCTTCATCAGCCGCCGCGTTCTTTATTGATTCAACTGCGAAAGCGGCGACAGCGGCTCCGGCCGCCGCGAAAGCGACAGCGGCCTTCTTACCGAAGTCAGCAATTCTTTCACCGACTGAATCGACGTCTTTAGCACCGGCGGCTAATTTCTTCTGAAAATCTGCGGTGTCAGCTAAGAGTTTGAGCGTTAGTGCTCTTGAATCAGATGCCATTGACGCCCCACTTATCTAGAATCTTATTGAACGCGGCTGTCCATTGTGCGACGATTGAACGCTGTTCGCGTCGGAGAGTTGGATATATAAACCAGCCGCGAGAGCCTCGACCTTGACGACCAGAATAACTCGGGAACTGTTTGAACTTATTGGATCCGAACTCTAGTCCAGCCCAAAGGTCTTTAGTATTTGCTCCGCCGCTAAATCGCTGGCTTGCGAATCCGTATTTGATCTCGCCAGTAGTGCTGGTCTTGGAAACCTTACCGCCATCGACGACGCGGCGAACTGCTCCGCCGCTCTTGGTACGAGCATATCCAGCTAGGCGTATTTGAGTAGCGAGATATTCGGCAAGGCCATTAGAAACTTGACGCGATTCAATCTTGGCTTCGTCCCCGAGAACTGAGAAGGCTTTATACACTTGGCGCAGTTCGGTACTATCGAACGCCGCCAATTCTTCAGCCATTCTTATTCATCTCCTTGATTAGTTCTACCGCCGTCGCTATGTCGTCCCAGTCATCCCAGTAACGCATCGGGATTCCGGTCTTCATCGCAACGACGACCAGCATCCGCCTTACGCTGTCGGGTTGGTGGCTTTTGGGTCTTCTTGTCCTGTCCTAACGTCCGCGACTGTCTCCATCCAGACTTCGAAAGACTTGACTGGCTTGCCAGCGTTCTCTCGCTTGTGAGCGTTATAGGCCAAGAACATTAGATCCCAGATTCCGATATTGTCTTGCGCCTTTGTGATGGTGTGGCCTGTGGCCTTTTCCCACTTAGCCCACTCAGGCGGTTGAGCAATATAAGTCTCTGTATTGCCGCCGTTATATTCGATTGTGATTGATAATTTCATTGCTCCCGATTCCTATCTCTTAGCTAAATGTCTCTGAGACTTCGCCTCTTGCTACCTTGAAGGTATAAGAAACAGTCTGAGCGTCGATTCCAGATCCGCCAGCGGTTGGATACTCTGGCAAAACTGGGAAAACGAATTGTGCCCCTGATGCGGCTGTGAGTGTGATGCTGATTTCTGAGTTTGGGTTTGTGTCGCAAGCTGTCCAGAGTGCTTCGCATACTGAGTTTGTCTTACCCCAGTCGGCGAGCATATCTAGTTGGAATGTGCCTTCAACATTTACGACCTTATACGCTTCGCCATCGAGTGTCTGATAAGTCTCGCGGACGAATGTCTTGGTCAATACAGCGTTAGTCGCTTGAGCTTCGATAT